CATGCCCAACATGGTCACCGTCTACCGGTGGATGATGGAGCATGAAGATTTCCGAAACAATTACGCACGCGCACGCGAAGATCAAGCCGAGACAATGGCCGACGAAATGGCTGTAATTGTTGACGAGCTGCCACCGCTGGACGCCAACGGCCGCACCGATTCTGGCTGGGTCCAATGGCAGCGCAACCGCATTGACGCACGCAAGTGGATCGCGGCCAAGCTCAAACCGAAAAAGTACGGCGACAAGGTCGACGTCAACCATGGCGGCGGCGTGGCCATCACGGTCAGCACCGGCATCCCGGATGGCGAATCACAACATTGACCTGGGCTACCGGCCCCGAGCCTGGCAGCTCGAGTGCCACAAGGCCCGTAAGCGATTCACGGTCCTGGCCCTGCACCGACGTGCCGGCAAGACCGAGCTGGCCCTGATGGAGCTCATCCACCGGGCCCTGAAGTTCGACAAGGACCTGGGCCTGTTTTTCTACGTCGCACCCTTCCTGAAGCAAGCGAAAACCATTGCCTGGTCCAGGCTGAAGCAAAAGCTCGAGCCCTTGCGCGTGCTGGGCGCGGTCGACATCAACGAGGGTGACCTGATGGTTACCTTCAAGCACAACGGCTCTGTGATCCGCGTGTTCGGGGCCGATAACCCAGATGCCATGCGAGGCGTCAGATTGGACGCCGTCGTTATCGATGAGGTCGCGCAAATCAAGCCAGGCGTCTGGGTCGACGTGCTGCAGCCGACGCTGGCTGACCGCAAAGGCTGGGCCCTGTTCATCGGTACGCCGGCCGGCATCAACCTGTTCTCGGAGCTGTATTACCGCGCAGAATCCCTGTCCGACTGGCACGCCGGCAGGTACACGGTCTATGACACCCAGGCCATCGACATGGACGAGGTCGAGCGCCTGAAGCGTGACATGTCCGAGACGGCCTTCGCCCGTGAGTTCCTGTGCGACTTTGCCGCGGCAGGCGATGACCAGCTCATATCCCTGAATGACGCCGAGGTGGCCGCCAGACGCGAGTACGTCGACCGGGATATATCCGAGTCACCCCGGATCCTGGGCGTTGATCCTGCGCGCTTTGGTGACGACAGGAGCGTCGTTTTCAAGCGCCAGGGCCTGGTTGCATTCAAGCCGGACATCTACCGCGGCATCGACAACATGGACCTGGCCGCCAGGGTGGCCTTCACGATCCAGGACTGGAAGCCGGACGGCGTCTTCATCGACTCCGGTGCCGGGGCCGGCGTAATCGATCGCCTGCGTCAGCTCGGCCACGACGTGATTGAGGTGCCCTTTGGCGGCAAGGCAGTGCAGGCCAACCTGTACGTCAACCGGCGTGCCGAGATGTGGTTCGAGATGAAGGATTGGCTGGTCAACGGCGGCAAGATTCCGAACGATCCAACCTTAAAGCAAGAGCTGGCCACGCCCATGTACTGGTACGATTCGGCCGGCAAGCGCGTGCTCGAGCCCAAGGACGAGATCAAGAAGCGCCTGCAAGGTGGCGGCAGCCCCGATATGGCTGACGCCCTGGCGCTGACCTTTGCCTACCCGGTATCAAAGCGCCCAGAGGTCGACATCATCGCGGAGCAGTACGGCATCAAGCGCGACAAGGGCGGCAGGGATTACGATCCTTATGCCCGAATGAACTAGGTACCCGTAATGCGTCAACACCAAATTAGATTGCAATCATGAGCACAGTGCGCCAGGCAGCAGTGTCGGATGTCGATGCGCTGGTCGAGCTGGGCAGAAATTTCGTCTGGTATTCGTCGTACGGCAGCATGATCAATGTGACCGACGACGACATCGCACGAGGCCTCTGCCAGGTGCTGGACCATGGCGTGATCTTTGTCGCTGAACGCAAGGGTGAGATCGTGGGCGGGATTGCAGGCGTGATGAACAGCTTGTGGTTTGCGCCTCATGTAAAGGTCGGCACCGAGCTTGCTTGGTGGGTGAGGCCCGACAGTCGCAACTCGCCGGCAGCGGTCAGACTTCTGCGTGCATTCGAGTCATGGTCAGCAGAGCAGGGTGCCACGCATGTCGCCATGTCTGATCTGGTGATCCAGGGCGACACACCTGCCGGCAAGCTGTTCGAGAAACTTGGATACACGCTCACAGAGCGTTCACACATCAGAGGAGTTTGACATGGCTGCAATATCTGCGATGACTGCGCTTGCAATAGCGGCCAGCGTTGGAACTGCATATTCAATCTATCAAGGCGAACGAGCTGCGTCAGCCGCAGCAGATGCACGCAAGTCGCAGGAAGCTGCGCAGAAGCAGGCCCTGGCCCAGCAAGAGAAAGCCCAGCAAGAAGCAAAGCTGTCAGCAGAGAAGCAAGCCAAGACCTCCGAAGAAACTATGAACGCGGCAACGCGCAAGAACCCGGACGTCTCAACCATCATGGCCGCGGCTGAAGCAACACAGCAGGGCGGCGTCGGATCCACCATGCTGACGGGCCCGAGCGGCATAGACCCGAATGACCTGAAGCTGAACAAGAGCACATTGCTGGGAGCCTGATTGTGAGTATCTGGCAAAAAACAGAATTGGCGATAATCAACGCCATTCTTACCAAAAAGTTGCCGACGTCAGACGCAGTGTTTGCTGACACATACAAATACGTCACCGGTAAAGATTTGCCGAAACCAGCGCCAGCACCAGCACCAGCGCCAGCGCCAGCGCCTGTTCAAATTGCACCGGTTGCTGACATGGTGTCGACGATTATGACGCCCAAGCAGGCAACCGCTGCAAGCCCGACTGGTGGCGACGGTGCAAACAAGCAAGCCTATGGCGGCGACATCGCGACGCTGCGGCCAGTGGCAAGTGCAGGTGATGCAGGCAACACCATGCTGACTGGTCCCGTGGGCGTGGATCCCGATGCTTTGCTGCTCGCGAAGAAAACTTTATTGGGTGCGTAAATGAGTCAGTACACCGGCGACAACAAGTCATACCCTGGCGCACCGAAGCGCGACAAACTGTTCACTCGCTGGGGCCAGCTCAAAGCCGAGCGCGCATCCTGGTGGGCACACTGGCAGGAGATCACCAATTACCTGCTGCCGCGCAATGGCCGCTACTTCCGCCAGGACCGAGACAAGGGCTGGCGCCGGCACAACGCGATCTACGACAACACAGGAACCAGGGCTTTGCGAGTCCTCGGTGCGGGAATGATGGCCGGAGCCACCTCGCCAGCTCGCCCCTGGTTCCGCCTTGGTACCGCGGATCCGGAGCTCAATTCCTACCAGCCGGTAAAGCTCTGGCTCGATGACGTGACGCGCAGAATGCAAATCGTTTTCCAGAAGTCCAACACCTACCGCACGCTGCACCAGATGTACGAGGAACTCGGCGCATTCGGCACGTCGGCCTCGATCGTGCTGCCCGACTACAACAACGTCATTCACCACTACCCGTCGACCATTGGCGAATACTGCATTGCTACCGACTGGCAGGGTAAGGTGGTTACCATTTACCGAGAGTTTGAAAAGCAGGTATCTGAGATCGTCAAAGAGTTCGGCCTGAAGAACTGTTCGATCACGGTACAGAACATGTACGACCGCGGCACGCTTGACGCCTGGGTGCCGATCATTCACGCGATTGAACCGCGAGCTGACCGCGACCTATCCAAGCGCGACAGCCTGAACATGCCCTGGCGCTCCTGCTATTTCGAGGTCGGCGGCAATCCTGATACCTTCCTGCGCGAATCCGGCTTCAAGTCATTCCCGGCACTGGTGCCGCGCTGGGCTGTTGCAGGCGGCGATCTGTATGGCAACTCGCCAGGCATGGAGGCGCTGGGCGATGTGAAGCAGCTCCAGCACGAGCAGCTCCGCAAAGCGCAGGCCATCGACTACAAAACCATGCCACCACTGCAGGCGCCGACCACGCTGAAGAACCGCGACGTCGAAAAGCTGCCAGGCGGCGTTACGTTCTACGAGGCCAACAGTCCACAGGGCGGGATCAAGACCATGTTCGACGTCAACCTGGACCTGCAGCACCTGCTGCTCGACATCCAGGATTGTCGCGAACGCGTGCGCGGTGCGTTCTACGCTGACCTGTTCCTGATGCTGGCCAACGCTACCGACACCAGGATGACGGCGACCGAGGTAGCCGAGCGCCATGAAGAAAAGCTTTTGATGCTGGGCCCCGTGCTCGAGCGCCTGCACAACGAGCTGCTCGACCCGCTAATCGACATGACCTTTGAACGCATGATCGAGGCAAACCTGGTACCGCCCCCGCCACCCGAACTGCAAGGAATGGAGCTCAATGTCGAATTCGTCTCAATGCTGGCCCAGGCCCAGCGTGCTATCGGCACCAACAGCGTGGACCGCTTCGTGGGCAACCTGGGCGCAGTGGCACAGTTCAAGCCGGATGTCCTGGACAAGTTTGATTCGGACCAGTGGGCAGATTCCTACAGCGACATGCTCGGCGTCGACCCCAAGCTGATCATCGC